AACAACAGCGCGCTGAGCTTCTCCTACTACCAGACAGCGATGGCCACGGTCGGACCGGTGGCGAAGACATTCGGATTCTCGCTCAGGGACACGGTCGCCCTGCTCGGCACACTGGCCAACGCCGGGTTTGACGCTTCTTCCGCGGCCACTGCCACAAGGAACATCCTGCTTAACCTCGCGGACTCTAGCGGCAAGCTGGCGGTGGCCTTAGGCAAGCCTGTAAGCACATTCCCTGAACTGATGTCCGGGCTGAGACAGCTGAAGGCGCAGGGAGTTGACCTTAACACCACGTTGGAACTGACCGACAAAAGGTCTGTCTCCGCCTTCAACACGTTCCTTGACGGAGCGGACGCTGCCTTGGCTCTGAGGGATTCGCTTGAGGATGTCAACGGCGTGCTGAAGAATACAGCCGAGGAAAGGATCAACACGGTCGAGGGTTCCGTCAAGCTGCTCCAGCACGCATGGGAGGGGCTGATCCTCTCGTTCAAGGAGTCCGCCGGACCGATCAAGAGCGTGATTGACTGGCTGACCCGAATGGTGGAGGGGCTGACGGAGCTGATCAATCTTGGAGGCCGGCAGGGATTCTTCTCCGAATATTCACAGGCCTTGGCTGAAATCAACCCCGAGACGGATCTGGGGCCGGGGGTGACGATGGAGAGCTACATCGCGTCCACCCGGGAGCAGTTGAAAAAAGAGGCAGAGGCCGCCAAGGCGAAGGCTGATTCGCAGAATGGGTTCGGAAGATGGTGGAGCGGTTCTGGCGACGCCGCGGAACTGGCAGCGAACAGACTCGAAGGATTCGACCTCGCCGCCGCCCAGTACCTGAACGCGTCCGGTGGCGGAGCCGCCTCCTCTTCCTCCCCGTCGGGATCAACGCCGCCATCCAACCCACCAAGCCTCCAAAATCCGCAAAAAAACAAAGCCCTCTGGTCATTGAGCAATGACGAGGCGTTCCTGACGGCCAAGGCGGAACTGACAAGGCGGTACAACGATAAGGAGATCACCTCACAGGAGGAATATGACGAAAGGCTCTATCAGCTGGAGGTGGCGACATTGACGGCACGGCTGGCTGCTCATAAGGAGAAGGGGGCGGACAGGGCGAAGATCGAGAATGAGTTGCAGGAGAAGACCAAGAAGCATTCGGAGGATGCGTTGAAGAAGCGGCAGGAGTACGAGAAGAAGGCGGCGGATCTGGCCAAGGAGGGAACGGCGATCATCAACGAGGCGGAGACGGACAAGACCAGGGCGGCGATGGATGGTGAAGAGGTTCGGTACCAGGCAGAACTCAAGAAATTCAGGGACACCAAGGTTCTATACGAGAATCAGGCGGCGGTGCTGGAGGCTATCGAGAAGAAGCATCAGAATAAATTGTTGAAGATCAAAGAGGATGCTTCGAATAGAGAGTTGGCGCTGCTTGAGGCTAAGCACAATGTCAAACTGCAAGAGATTCAGAATGACTATTCCAAAGTCGTAGCCGAGGAATCCCCGAATTCTGTTGGCGTTATGAAAGCAAAGAGAACCAGAGATGACACTCTAGTTAAAGAGAATTTGTCTTACCAGAATGTCTTAAAAGATCGTCTTCAACAGATAGTTGATACCGGAGGATTTGACGGCATCAAACTTTCAGAAGAAGAACTGGAAAAGTACAGGTTGAAACTTGAGCAGGTCACCGGCAAGATCAACGAATTAACCGCAACGCAGAAGAAGAGCAATGCGGGAATATTCGGGGGTACAGGCAACGGAGAGTTGTTCGGTGTGTCGCAAGAGAAATGGAACCAGTTTTTCGCCAACATCGCCACTGGCAAGGCCGGCACCGAGGATCTGCTTACCGCTTTGTCCGGAATCGGCGGGGCGGCTCAGGAAGGGTTTAAACTGGCAAGCCAAGCGATCGCTCTTACGGCTGCTAAAGAACAGCAGGACTTCAAGCGGTACCAGAAGGACAACGAGAAGAAAAAGAAGGCTCTCAAGTCTCGTTATGATGCCGGTCTGATGTCTCAGGAACAGTACAATGCAAGGGTCGAGGAGATGGAAGCCGAGGAAGAGGCCAGACGTGAGGAGATGGAGATCAAGCAGGCCAAGCGTTCCAAGGCTCTCAGTTTGTCACAAGCGATCATACAAACATCTTTGGCGGTGATGAAGACCTATGCCGAATGGGGTGGCTGGCCGGCCGGTGTGGCTCCTGCCGCCATAATGACGGCATTGGGTGCGGCTCAGATCGCGATGATCGCGGCGCAACCGATCGGTGCGGAGGAGGGCGGCTTCGTGAACACTCGCCGGGCTCAGGATGGGAAGGCGTTCAAGGCGCGGTTGTCTCCTGACAAGAGAGGGTTCGTGTCCTCCCCTACCGTGCTTGTGGGTGAGAACGGCGGTGAATATGTGATTCCGGCTGATGGGTTGAGCAATCCGACTTTGTTGCCGTTCGTGGCAACGATGGAGGAGGCGCGGAAAGCGGGGACGTTAAAGAGCCTGAACTTCGAGGCGGTTTATCCGGTGGGAGCCGCTATCGGTCGGGAAAGCGGTGGGTTTACGAACACTTCGACAGGCTCAGTGACCGGAAGCGGCTCGGTGTCCGGAGGGAATGTCGCTTCGGCAAGGTCAGCGACCGATGAGAGGTTGCTGGAGGCTATCGAGCTGCTGAACAAAAGGCTTTCCGTGCCTATCAAGGCGGATGTGTCGATGCTGGGGAAGAACGGGATCATCGAGCAGACGGAGAAGTACAATCGTGCCAAACGCCGGGGTACTTATGGCAGATAATGCGATTTTTTGCAAAAATTCCCGTAAAATTCTTGGAATTTGGAAAAAGATTCGCATCTTTGCCAGTGCGTACTACATACTTAGCATTCTCTTTACGGCTGAATAATTCCGTAGAAGATTGCTGACATATTATTAAAGGGAAATTTTGCCCTCCGTATGGTCGTTGCTGACGAAAGTCGCAACAGCATTATGCCGTAAGGCAGGTATGTGGTACGCAGACCTTAGCGGAGGGTTTTTATATTCAATTAGTTATGCGTACTACTAATTCAAACAACGCGGCTGTTGCCGCAGAAAGCCACAAGATCGGGGCTGACTCTTTCATCATCGAGACCAGGATTGAACTGTTCCAGATTGCAGATCGATTCTCGGAGTGGGAAAAGCAGATGTACGAGAAGAAGGAGTTGCTGATGGACGGAAGGTTCGACAATGAGATTCGGACGATGAATGCTGCGTTCTACCAGTTGGATGAGGCTCTGAGAAAGATTCTGAATGAGGAGCTGGAGTTCGACATCCTCCGCCACGACACCGTTACGGAGTGATTTTTGCAAGGACTTGTCTGACAATTAATTCTGAATGAGTATGAGAAAAGTTATTTTAGTTATCGCTATACTGTTGGTTGGCTTCAGCGGGGATTGCTTTGGAAGAAAGCTGGCGGATCCAGACACGCTTACATTCAAGAAGACATATTCGATGCCGGGAATGAGTGAAGATGATATTTACGTTTTCACGGCTGGATGGAAAGCCCCTTGGATGGAGTTCTATGGGATTCGTGACAAGTATGGAACTGGTGGTAAATGCTATGCTTGTCGGTTCTATGGGGAGAAGTTGGATAAGGTCACAGCTAATATATTCTCTAAAGTTTATCTGGTTTTCCGGGATGGGTCTTTCGATTTGATATTCTCCGATATTTCCGCAAGCTGGAGGCACAACTATATAGATTGCTTGTCTTCACAGGATGACAGATTCAACCGCAATGTGTTTTGGCGAATGTCGTACAGTATGAAAATCCTTGACCAGATAAGGGAGCGTTCCAAGGAGTTGTTCGAGATAGTCACCGCCTCGATGGATCATTACCTTGAGGTCGGCCCGCCGGTGGAGCTGAAGAAACTCTGACAATCCCGCCGTCCCATACAGCCGCCTCAGGGCGGCTGTCTTTGTGCCAAGAAGGACACAGAACGATGTGAAAATCAGCGGAAAGTCTTGATTATTTGGCCAGAAAGTTGTTTTTTGTGTAAACACAAATGCAATACAAACGCAATACGGAGATGATGAAGACTGTTGACATATCTGATTTCGCAAGGTTCTTGGGGCTGTCTATGCTGTCTCAAGGAATTTCGGTCAGTCCGCTGAAGCTTCAGAAGATTCTATACTACCAGCAGGCTTGGCATATGGTGTTCTTTGGTCGAGAGAATCAACTTTTCTCCGAGGCTCCGGAGGCTTGGGTGAACGGTCCTGTTTATCCAGAAATATATCGTCAATACAGGAGTTGCGTTCCGAATATGTGCGATCACCTGAAAGAGAAGGATTTCGGAGTTCAACCTAGTGATGTGCTTGCAACCATCGAGAGACTTGCTGCCAGTCTGGAATTATCGAAAGAGGAGTTGGACCTGTTTGAGTCGGTGATGCGTCTGTACGGTTCAAAGACCCAGAACCAGTTGATCCTTGTGACACACAGTGAACAACCTTGGTGTGAGGCAAGAGAAGGGCTTCTGCCTTATCAGGCTTCCAATAGGGTGATTTCGTTGGACACTATGTACGGGTACTACAAGGCCCGTCGTGATCGTAGAATGAACCGGCAATGAGTACGGATCTGCTTACCGAGGATGATTTCTGGGACGACATCCACGGCTTTCACGATGTCGGAGAGGGACTATCTATCGAAGACACCAACCTTTCTAAGAATGTGCCGATTGTAATCAGCTATGAACTTGCGGATATGGACAAAACCGACTATCATTTCCAACAGGAGTTCAAGTGGGATGACACAAAGGCTTATTTCCAGATAATGAAGAATATCTCTTGCCGTTCCATCAATGACATCATCAATGAGAGTGATCATTCGTTACATTTCTATCGTTCAGGGGTAAGCAAGAGAATGAAAGACCTTTTGAAGCGATTGAATCCAAATTGTGAGCCTGGTGACACCACACTGATTTACCACTTCGCCCTATACACGGATAAGGATGGCGCATCCCGTGAATCCGGCAGGAGGTCTCCGAGAATATATTTTATGCTTGGGCGTAACGGAATGATTTTCCCTTTATTCTTCGATCCTTATCACGAGATTAATCCGTGAACGCGTCAAAGCAGTGGATTGATTTTTGCAAGAGGTAGAGATAACACGTAATTCTGATTGAGTATGTTCTGGGGTTCTTTTGATGTTCCGATAGGAGTGATTATCCTCGTTCTGCTGGTTGTGTTCTGGAAACCGGTGACAAGCAGGATTTTATTGTGGGTATTCGTCATCATCACGTTCCCTTTTGTCGCATTGTGGAAAGGCATAGAGAAATTAGCAGGAATAGATGAAAATAGTTGTGAGACATCTGATGAGGACGCAAGAGAACTCGCACTAAAACGGAGGTGGCTGATGAAAAAGGTTGTCCTCGCAGCGACTGGTTTTTTGGCACTGTTCGCGGTCATTATCTGGACACTTCCGCTATTCGACATCCACGACTGGAAAGTGGTCGGTTGGCTATCACTCCCTGCCTTCATTTTAACTGTCATTATCGCAACCAGAACAAAGTTCTTTGATCCTCCAAAGGTGGGATAGCCAACATCTATGTCCTTTTGCAGCCGCTGATTAGCGGCTATTTTTGTGCCATAAAATCACGTGAGATTATGGCTAAAAGAATTACTGATGAGGATCTTCGGCTGAACCTGATTGTCAACGGGGATGGCGGCAGGAAGGAGATGCTTGCGCTGGACAGGCAGATGAAGGATTTGCAGAGTTCGACCAAAAGGACCAGGACTGAACTTAAGAATCTTGAGAAAGCCGGCAAGACCGGCTCACAGGAACACCAGAACCTGACGAAGACCCTGAAAGACCAGGAGAAGACCCTGACGGAATGCCGGGAAAAATACAACAAACTCAGGGATGCCATTTCCCTTGAGAACAAGACGCTGGCCGAACTCCGGAACCATCTGAAACTGACGCAGACGGCTCTTAGCAAGGCCGTTCCCGGGACGGAGAACTGGAAGAAGCTTAATGTCGAGGTCCAGCAGACCAAGGCAAGGCTTAAAGAGCTTACCTCACAGTCCGGGCAGACCAAGGGTGCGCTTGAGAAATTGTCAAGCGTCAAGGCCGGAGCTTTGGCGGCATTCGCAGCTATCGCCGGGGCAGTCAGAGGCGTGGCAAGGGCGTTCCAGAAGATAGTGGACTTCGAGCAGGCCAACGTCAACCTCTCCACCATCATCGGCAAGAACGTCAAGGACATCGAGGCGCTGACATATTCGGCGATGGAGCTTGGACGGACCACTGAATACACCGCCTCGCAGGTCACGCTGCTCCAGACAGAACTCGCGAAGCTGGGTTTCAAGGAGGGTGCGATCATGCAGATGCAGGAGTCCGTCCTGCACTTCGCCACGGC